TTGCGGTGAGATTTTCGCCGTATTGAGTGCGCAGCCCCTCTAGTTTGTCTTTGTACTCGTCAGTTGAGATATCCCCGCTCGTCCAGGAATCCCAAAGCTCCTGCTCCTTCTTCCGGTATTCGTCCGCTTCGTTGAAGTTAAGGCCATAATCGCCACGCAGCTCCTCGAGCTTCTCCTGGTATGATGCTATTGAGATATCTCCACTCTGCCAGGAATCCCAAAGCTCCTGCTCTTTTTGACTGTAGTCGTTGACCCCAGTCAGGCTGCTGCCGTATGAATCGCGGAGGATCTGAAGCTTGTCCTCGTATTCCTTGGTAGAGAGGTCTCCGCTCTTCCAGGACTCCCACAGCGTAGTCTGCGCTGACGCGTATTCTTCAACTGCGGTTTTTCCGCCGTCGATCTTCTCGCTGAGAGTAGTGTATTCATCGGCCAGGTCGAGCACCTTGTTATTTTCTGACATGAGCGCCATGGTCTCGTCAAATTTGCTATCCAGATTAGTAAAGGTTTCAGCAGCCTTGTCAGCCTGCCCCTTCAGATATACAAAAGCTGCAGCCACCGCGCCCAGCGCAAGGATCCCGCCCAGCACCCAGCCGACGCCCGGGATAGCCAGCTTCATAGCCGCCATGGCCAGCGTTGCGGCGTTCACGGCCACGGTGTAGATGCCAACGCCTGCCGCGCCCAGCGCAAACACTCCGATGCCAATCAAAATGGCCTGCGTCAGCTCCGGGTTCTTCTCCATCCAGTCATTGATGCCGGTCACCACGTCATTGATCGCGTCCGCGACAGCTCCGATGATGGGGGTCAGGTGCTCGCCGAGGGTCACCTTCAGGTTCTCAAAGGCATTCTTGGCCAGTTCCACCTTGCTCTCGGTGGTCCCGTAGCGCTTTTCCGCTTCTTCCTGGAGCGCCGTGTTGTCGCGCCACGCCTGGTTGGACGTCTCCAGCGCCCGGTTGAGCAGGTCACCGGATCCGGCCAGGGACAGCATCATGCGCTGCATCCGCACTTCCGTGATACCCAGCTCTTCCAGGATCTCGATAGCGGTCTTGCCGTTGCGCTCTGCGTCATCCAGCCCCTGGATGAACAGAGACAGCGCGCCTGCCGCGTCCTCGCCCCAAGCTTGCGCGAAGTCCCGGCCTGTCATGCCGGCAACACGCGCGAAGTCCTCCAGCCCCTTGCCGGTCTTTACTGCTTTCTGCAGCTCCACCATCAGTTTGCTGGCGGACGTTGAGCCCGCCTGGGATTCGATGCCCAGGGAGCTGATGGCAGCGGACAGACCCATGATATCCGCTTCGCTCATGCCCACGATGTCGGCGCTGGCTGCCATGCCCTGGGCCATATTCAGGATCTTCTGCTCCGTCGTCGCGTAATTGTTGCCCAGATCCACGATGGTGGACGCCAGGCGCTCGTAGTTCCCCGGGTCCATCTGCACGATGTTGGCAAACTGCGCCAGCATGGTGGCGCCTTCTTCCGCCGTCATGGTGGTAGCGGTGGACAGCTTGGCCATCACGGCCGTGAAATCTTCGATATCCCCTTTGGCAACACCCAGCTGGCCGGCCACCTCAGCGATGCTGGCCAGCGCATTGGCGCTCACCGGGATCTCGGTTGACATGCGCTGGAACGCGTCGCCCATGGCCTCGAGCTCAGCGGCAGTCAGATCGCTGGTCTTGTCCACGCCGGCCATGGCGCTTTCAAATGCGATCGCCGCTTCCGCGCTGGCCTTCATGCCGTCATACAGCTGCTTGACCAGTACCACAAGCCCGGTGGCGGCCAGCACGGCGTGCGCGCTTTGGATGGCGCCGGTCATGCTGGTCCCCATGTCATCGGCTGCCCGCGCGGCGTCTTCCTGGCTGGCTTTCAGCTCGTCGATCTCGCTGTCCAGGCGTTTGCTTTCCCCAGCCAGGTCCTTGGTGCTGATGCCGGCCTTATCCAGCGCCGCGTCCATGGTGTCCAGCTTTTCCGTATGGTTCTTCAGGGATTCGCTGGTGCGGTCGATCTGGTTCTGCTTGGCGATCAGCTTGTTCTTCATCCCGGCAGAGCTGTCGCCGGTCTCCGTCATCTCTCTCTGGATATTGTCATACTGCTGCTGCAGCATCTTCAGCTTCTGGCGGGTCGCGTCCACCGCGCCCTGCTGCTTTTTATAGGCGGAGATGTCGCTCTGGGCCTTGTTGAGCTTGTTGATCTCCGTCTGCAGGCCCATCACAGGGGTTTTCGCGCTGTTGAAACTGCTTCCGAAGGATGAGCCAAGCTCTGCGCTCAGTTTGAAAAGCATCGTATACTCACGGCCGCTTGCCATTATTAACCCTCCTTTGCCAGCTTCCTATCGGTGAATTGTTTCTTTGAGTTTGCAGACGCGGTGATCCACTGGCAGTTGGAAGGTTCATAATTGCCATTGTTGTTGATGCGGTCGATTGTCAGGTTCTCCGCGTACCCATGGGATAACGCCCACTTGCGGAATTCCTCATAGTTATCTTTCCACTCGCGGCATACGCTGATGCCTCTCCCCCCATAGCGATGAAAGTATGGCATTGCAGGATTCGTACAACGGTTTTTCATGTTGTTGTATATACGGTAAAGCCTATTCTTTCTCGAATCTCCATGCGTTCTTCTGGATGCATAGAAGGCTGCCATGCCAATACAACCGCAGTTAGTTGATTTCCCGGCTGCGATGTTCTTGCCAAGAATTTTTACTTGCTTGCCGCAGTCGCATTGACACGTCCACATAGGTGCTGTAGTGCCGCATGGAGCTACATAATTTTCTTCTGCCCTGGCAATAACGACAAGGCTTCCATATCGTCTGCCCGTCAAATCAATCAGCGCTCCCATTGGCCCACCTCCCTTATATCTTGCGCATCCGCTCTTCGTCCTCACGGATCAGGTCGTTGCTGTCGCGGATCCATTCACCCAGCGTGTGCAGCGGCATCCCCAGCCAGAAGCCCACGGGCGTCCGGTTGCTCCTGGCCATCAGCAGGCACTGCCGTCTCACCCAGTGCCCGCCGTCAGCCGCGGTCACTCCGCATTCAGCAAAAAACGCCGTGCCGCCCCCCGGATCGCGTTGAAGTCGCGCAGGCTCATCATCCCGAAAGCGTCCACGCCGATCGTTTCCTCACAGGCCCGGCTGGCCATATGCGCCAGGTAGTCGCCGTTGAATTCCGGCACGATGACCGTGCGGCCCTTCCGGGCCAGCTCGCGCTCGATCTGCAGGGTATCGTTGCCGCTGAGCCCCTCGAAGTCGAAGGTGAGGGACGTGTACTCGGTCCCGTTGTAGCTGAAGGGTTTCTTGAAGGTGTGCGTAAAGGTGCCCTGCGCGGCCTTGGCGTCTTCCTGCGCCAGCTCCAGCTCCTCTTCGTCCACGATGCTCAGGTTCTTGCTTTCCTTGTTCATTAGGTCTCCTTTCAAAGAGAAGCGCCCGTGGCTTTCTTTCCCCGGGCGCTGTATGGGTCCCCTCTGCCCGGCTTATTTGCCCAGGGCGGTCCTGACCGCTTTCATGTGGTCCACGCCGTTGATCTTGCAGATGTAGTTATAAGGATCGATCTCCCACAGCTGCTTCTTGCCCTTGTACCCGGCGTAGTAGTAGACGGCAAAATCTGCCTTGGCGTCCGCGGGGGAAGCCGGCGCAACGGAGCCGACGGTGAAGTTCTTGGGGAGAACCACCATCACGAACTTGTCCGCCTCCACCACGCTTTTTGCGCCCACGGTGTCCCACTGCTGCTCGGCCACCCGCAGGTCGATGTTATGCTTGACCGGGGCCGCCAGGCTCACAGCCGCGTCTGTGGCGGAAATGAAGTCCAGGCTCAGGTTCATGATGTCCACCATGCCCTTGAGCACGGCTTCCACGTTCCCGGCCACGCCGGCGCCTGAGATGGTCTGGGTAATAAATTTGATGTCGGGCAACGTCGCCTTGGCGACGCCCAGCAGCTCCTTGCTGTTCTCATACACAGCAAAGTCAATGTATGCTTCGGGTCTCTTCATGATTTCCTCCTCCTACCGGCTTATTGGAACGCTGATTCCAGGTAGTTCACGTCATATTCCAGCGTGAAGTTGATTTCCTGCGCCGGACTGGGCGGCGTGATGTACAGGTGGAACTTCACGATACCCTGCATGAGGTTGGTCACGGGATTCTCATCCTCATTCATCTCCACACGGCCGCCCAGCAGGTACCCGCTTCCGGTCAGCCCGTTGAGCCAGATGTTGAGCATATCCAGGATGTTGTCGATCACGCGCCGGTTCATAGGCAGGTCCACATAGCTCCAGCAGGTCTGGACCACGGTGTTGGCCAGCCAGTCAAACATGCGGCTCACCGGGATCAGGATGTCCTTCACGTCCGAAGCGACGGGGTAGCAGGCGGTGTAGTTGCCCCAGGCCTTCCAGCCGCCCATGAAGTTGAGCGCGGTCACCACGCCCTGCGTGTTGAGGATGTTCGCCTGGGCCAGCGTCAGGTTGATCTCCGCGCCCTGCGCGTCCACAATGCCGTCAATCTGCAGGGCCTTGTTGCTGGGGCTGACGTGCGGCGCACCGAAGGCCGTATCGGTGACTGCCATCAGGGCCGCCAGGTGGGTGGACAGGTGGAAGGTCTGGCCACCAAAGGTGCACAGGGGCCAGCACAGGACCTGGTTCTCATCGGTCAGGGCGTGGGTGTTCTTATAGGTCAGTACATCATCATAGGTATCCGCGTCCGCGGTCGCACTGGAAATGTCGATGACAGCCTTGGCTCGGAACATCCCGTTGATGCCGTCGGCCTTGGCTGCCATAACAGCGGCCACCGTCGGCTCCAGGGAGTACTTCGGGGATACGATCAGGTCGGGGACCAGGCCCAGCTTGGTTACACACAACTCAATGGCTTCCATGCCGGTGACCACCGCGGTCGCATCGACCGAAGCCGGGGCGACCTTTTCGTAGGCGACACTCAGCTTGCTTGCGGCATAGGCCGCGCTGGTGCTGAGGATCTCGATAATGCAGGCATCATCGGTGTAGGTAACGGCATAGTCAGTGCCCTTCACATAGGCATCGCCCGTGCCACCGTCGGGCTTGATCACAAGCGTCGCGTTGTCAATGGCTTCCTGGGGCAGGCTGATCTGGTGGTTGGTCACGCTGAGGTCGGCCGCAACCACGGCTTCCTTGTGCGTAGCCGGATCCAGCAGGTTGACGAAGATCACCGGCTGCATGCCGTAGA